TTGTAGACGAGGGTGATCGTGGCGCGCTCCGAAGCGCCGCCGCCGCCCGTGTGCTCGCGCGACCAGCCCGACCAGTTCTTCGTGGAGTCCGTTGTGCCGTACAGCCCGATCCCGTAGTTCGCGGCGCGGCCGCCGCCGACTACCGTGGCAGGCGCCCATGCCTTCACGATGGCCGTGATGTCGATAGTGTGCAGGAGGTCCGCGCCGCTTGGGGTCAAGGCTTTCGTTACGGCGCTGGTGGTCGTGCGCGACGGATTGACGTAGTCGCTGGCGTCGAAGGTCCCATCGACGTTGGTGCCTTCGGTGAATGCGGCCACAAGACGCTCGACCGTGACCGTTGGCTTGTCGGTGATGGCGGGAGCCGCCATCAGGCCGGGCTCCCCAGCCGTCCCGAAGCTGTTGTACTCGTCGGTGTAGAGGTTTAGCGTGGCGCTGACGATGCTGCCGACGTCCGTCCAGTCAAGAGTGAACTTGATGAACGACGCGTAGTCGTAAGAGCCATACCGGCCGACGTAGAGATGCTTCGACTTGCCGTCCCCGTCATGGGTACTAGCGTCCGTCTTGATGCGACGGACCGTGTCAATTGCGGTGGAGAAGACCTTTGTCTGCGACATGGCCTAGTCCGGGCTCTGTTCGGGCACCCTCAGCGCGCGCGAGAGGCGCCGCCACTGCTCCTCGGCAGCCGTAAGGTCACTGTTGAGCTGGCCCAACGTCACGTCCGTGTTGTTGGATTTCGTCTGCCACTGCTTGAATAGGACGCGTGATCCGATCAGGCGCCGCATGCCCTCGACCCGGCAGAAGGTGCGGAGCGCCAGTTCCAGCGCGGCACTCACCGGCACAACGTCAGCGTCGGCCAAGATGGGGGCGTAGGGGCTGTACCCCCAGACGCGGATCGTATCGGTGGCGGCGTAGACGTAGTTGTCGATGACCGTTGACGGCAGTTCGAGCACCCCCGCCCAGACCTCCCAGCCAGCAATGCTGTCACGCGTGAGCTGCCCGGACTTGGACTTGATCTTGGACTTGAACCGGGCCGGTACGCCAGTCCAGACCTCGACGCGTACTAGCCTAATTTCAGGCGGCGGGACGGCAAAGATGGCGGATCGCAGCGGGTATTCGAGTTGCCCATCGACCGGCGTCAGGTCTTCCTGAAACTGCTCCGGTGCAACACGTGCCAGCTCCGCAAGCCCCTGCTGAATGAAGTCCTTGACGGCATCGACGTCAAACGTCTGTAGCCCGGGATCAGCAAGGTCTCGTGAGACAAGCGTTTGCAGGGCTGAGAACGCCGTCATCTAGGGGTTAGCCCCCCGGAACGGCGTGGACGTCCTGAATGACGCAGGCGCAGAGATTGCACTGACGCGTCTTCTCTTCGACGTGGTCAGACAGAAGATGCACCACCTTGGTGTATGGGTTCTTGCAGCCACGCGGACAAGGGTCCGAGGCGGTCAGGACGGTCCGGCCTTGCTTGGCCGCTGGGGTGGACATCAGAGCTTCCCTACGAAGGTCGTCAAGACCCACAAGGCCAAGCCAGCCGCAACGAAGTTGATGCGACTGAGAACCCCGGTGCTGACGTTGGAACGTAGCGACGAGGAAACAAATGAAGGCGAGGACGAGGAGGATGGTAGCCATGCCGGAATTCTAATCCTTCTCGTCCCGGCTGACAAGCTCCCCGGCGAGGAACTTCCGGTAGTTCTCGGCGAGGTCCGCCTCAAAGGCTCGCTCGCTCTCGATGCGGCGCTTGGCCCACAGGCAGACAGCGCAATTGCAATTGGGCTTGGGAGCTGCTTCCTTGGTCATCGAGTCTTCCTCAGTACGTAGAGTTCGAGTACGGCCTCATCATCCATCATCAGGGTCCAGTCGTCAAATGGGGTGATGCTGTCGCGGCGCTTGGCCACCGGCCCGGCACCGTCCGGGGCGGGAGGAAGGACGACCACAGCAACGAGGCTGGCTGCGCCGCCAGTCAGGTCCGCGATGAGGTAGGAGACTGCCGCCACTGTGCCGACGAGGAGGATGTTCGTGGAGAGCGAGCCCTGCTCGGCTGAAACCGCATCTATCTCGCCCGCGAGCGCCGCCGCGATGCCAGTCAGGGCACCCGTCAGGGCGCTGGCGCCCGCCGTCGTGCCCGTTAGGGTGATGACGGTCGTCAGGGTGGCTGTCAGCCCGCTGAGCGCATCAACCTCTCCCGCAAGTGCCGCTCCACCGATGGTCGTCGTCAGGGTGGCACTAGTGGTGGAGAGAGCGTCAATCTGGGCGGCGAGTTTGATCGCTGTCGCCAGCAAGGCGGCCGGGAGATTGCTGACGCCGTCGGTCCTCCCGGCCAGCTTGATGACGGTGGTGAGCGTGGCGCTCGGGAGAGCCGACTGCCCGGGGATGATGGCAGCGAGTTGGATGCGGGTACTTAGGGAGGCGGTGACGGCCGAAACGCCGTCGGTCTGACCCGCTAGGGCGGCGGCAGGCCCTCCGCCGCTGCCCCAACCACTGAGAAAGAAATCCTGCCAGCCAGCCACGGCTTACGGCAGGGTATATTCCTCCCAGTCAGCCGACACGATGTACTGGTCGGTCGCTGGGATGCCGGTCGTCACCACCGCCGACTCCAGAAACACGACGATCCCCTCCAGCGGCCGCAGGGTCACGTCGGTTTCGTCGCCGACAAAGAACTCGACGGTATCGAGCGGCTCGTAGCCAACGGCCGTGAACACGCGAGGCGCGTATGTCTGAGCGAGGATGTTGCCAGCCGGGATGGTCGCGGTGAGCGCCGTGGCGGATAGGGTCCCATCAGCCGACGAGTCACCGAATACCGTGACCGACGCGCTCGACGTCTGCGTCGTATCCGTGGTCACTTTGGTCAACGCCGTGCCGTTGGTCGGCAGGACCGTGACACGGTAGACACGAATGACAGGCACGACGATGGTGACAGCCTTGACTGCGGTTTGGAGGACATCGACTCGCAGCCGCTTGACGTCCACGAGCACGGCCGAACCAGTGGCGTTATGGAGCGCAAAAATCTTCTGGTTGACGGCCGCTCGGCCGGGCGTCTTGAACGTGCAGACTCGCCCGTGATACGAGACGAGCCGCAAGTCGGTCGGGACGACGTACTGGTCGTGTCCAGCCGCACCACGATCCCGGGTACGGAGCTTCTTCCCCGTGCTGTCAACTGGCAGTTGGATGAAGCCGTCAGCCATGGCTCAGTCCAGCGTGATGACGAGCGCGTCCACGGCGAAGGACGGTGCGGCATCGCCGCTGTTGATGGTCTTGCTGGCGGTGAGCGCCCCCCACGCGAGTTCGTTGCCCAACGTCGCCGCGTCATAGATGGCGAAGCCGGTGACGACGCCCCAGTTCGCAGTCGGCGCCGGAAAGGCAAACGAGACATGAAGGGTCGTCTGCGTGGGCGACGTGCCCGTGGGGGCCGGGAAGTTGGTCGTGTTGTTGGTCACGGCCACGCGAGCGTAGGAGCCGCCAGAGACCTCGACGCCAGAGGCACCAGCGTCCGTCGGATTGGTCGTGTAGAGCGCGAGATACACGGTGGCGATGGCGGGCAGCGCGACCTGTCCGAACACTGCTGCGAGAACCTTGCCTTCGAGGTAGTCGCTGAAGCTAGCCAAGGGTCAGCCCTACCGGACGCCCGGCGGCGTCACGCTTGACATTGAAATTGCGCTCGGTGCCATCAGACAGATACTCTACCACTGCCTCGATGCGTTGGCTAGAGTCATGCCGGAACTCTGAGCGGACCACGGTCGCCCCGGGCACTCCTCGTGGACCACGCACGCCGGGCTGCCCCGGAAGACCGGGCTTACCGTCGTGCCCATCACGTCCGTCAGTCCCGGGCATCCCGTCATGGCCGTCACGGCCGTCTGCCCCGGGGAGACCGTCCAGTCCGTCACGGCCGTTCTTGCCGTCAGCCCCGTCAGCCCCATGGTCGCCTGTGTCACCCTTGTCACCTTTGTCTCCCTTGTCGCCTTTAAGGCGGGCCTCCAAGTCGGCCTGCTCCTGTTGGGCTTCCGCTTCGGCTGCTGCCTCCGCCTCCGCAGCAGCCCGTTCCGCTGCCAGCCTTGCATCACGTCTCGTCTTCCATGAGTCCACTTTACGCGTACTGCTCCCAGAACCACATGTGCGAACCGTCAATGGACCCGGGGTCGAGGGTGGTGCCGTTGATGGTCACAGTGTAGGCGCTGTTCCCGGTGGGGATCAGGGGCCACGTCGTGGCGCCCGTGAAGGTGAGCCAGCTCCGGCGTAGCGTCTCGATACCGTTCTCCTCCACGGTGATGACCTTCTCCCGCTTGAAGCGGATGATCCGCATGCCCGTCGAGGCTGGAATTGTAATGGTGAAGTTCGACCCGGCTACCGCCACGGTGATCGTCCCCGCCCGCGAGCCAACCGCGAGGATCATGTTGAGCGGGGAGTTGTACGTGCCTCGGTTCAGGAAGTTGCCTGAGATGGTCTGATACAGCACGTACTGCACGGCGGTGGCATCCACCGTTAGATTGACCGCCGCACCGCCCAGCGTCAGCGAGACCTTGAAGGCATCGGCGGTGAGGCCCGAGGCGATCACGTAGTAGCTCGTGTTCAGCGCCAATCCGAAGCTGACGTTCCACGAGATAAAGTAGATGCGGTTCCCGGCGACCAGACCGTGAGCCGTTGAGGTAATCAAATCGGTGCCAGCGGCGGCCGTGGCACCCGTGACAACAACGGTGTCAGCGAAGATGACGTCCTGCGGAGTCTCGCCCTCGAACTTCGGCTCCCGCATATTCAGGACGGCCATCCAGTTGATGGAAAGCGCGTCGCTGTCTACACCGCCATGCTGGTCCCGGCTGATCGGCGCCCGGAACGACTTGGGCATGACGAGCGCGCGCATGTCGATCTGGCCCGAGGGGAAGTTGGCGGTGTCGTTTGTGGGCTCCGCGAAGTACATCGGCAGGTAGCCCTTGTCGGCGGGGATTTCTCGGGAGGCCAGCACGGGGTCGAGGGTCGCACGAAGCTGGCGCGCCACGTCATAGCAGAGGGCACGGGTCTTGCCGTACACCGTGCCAGAGACGCGGATGCGGCGCCCGCCGAAGAACGGATTGCCGACGTCCATGCCGTCAGCCTCCGCGCGTTTCTCGGTGAACTGCACAACGTCCGCGTCGTCGGGATCGAAGTCGTCAATCACGCACCCGGCGATGCCCTTGCCGAGCCCGTCCGAGCTGTCAACGGCCGACGCCACGGCGGCGTCGTTCAGCTTGAAGTTCCGGTAGATGATGTCCCGTGTGGTGTCCATAGATCAGCTCGATGATAGCAGAAAAGGAACGATCCCCCGGCCGCAACTCCGAGGGATCGTTATGGTACAGGCGGAGGTTACTTCGCCTTGTCGGCTGCCTTGGCCGCCTTGGCCTCGGCGTCAGCCTTGGACTTGGCGTCAGCCGCGTCCTTGGCGCTCGCCTCGTCAGCGAGGACAGCCTCACCGGCTGCGGCTGCCTTGGCGACGTCGTCGCCGGGAGAGAGGGGGGCTCCCGCAATCTCGGCTGCGTTCTCATCGACGCGGGCCTGCGTCGCTGCCGTCGGGGCCTTCCCGGCGTTCGAGTGGGCGGCCTTGCTCGCCTTGTCGCGCTCGGCTGCGCGGCTTTCGGCGATTTCCTGCGCCCGCTTCTGGAGGTCGGCGCGGGCTTTCAGGTCGCGCTCATCAACGGCGAGCTGTGCCCCGACGTTGAGGTCCTCTGCGGTGATTTCAGACATTGGTGGGTTTCCTTTCAAGGGAGGGTGGTGGTTGGGACTCCCCCGGCGTTACCGAGGAAGTCCCTGTTAGCTCTACGAATTGAGGCTCACGCCCCCGCTCTTAGAGGATTGGAGCCGTGGTCACAATGCGGACGTAGCGCGGGGCCGTAACGCCGTTGGCGTTCGCACCCTCGCCCATGATGGTTGCCCCGAACATGCCCTTCCAGCCAACCTGCGCAAGCTGGTGCAGCGGGTCAATCGTCCCACCGGGAGCGGTGAAGTACGTCTGGATGCTGCCCCAGTCACCGAAAGCGTAAGCCTCCGGGCCGAGGATGATGGTCGAGTTGATGTCGGAGACGAAGTTCGTCACCTGCGCCGAGGAGTCCGTCGTGATGTCGATGGCGGTGCCAGCTCGGGCGTTGGCCAGAGTGGTCGCAATCTTGAACGTCGTGCCCGTCAGCTTGATGACGTAGTACGTGGTGCCAGCCGCAAGAGGAGCGCCGCCCGTGATGGACGTCACCTTGATGCGGTCGCCGGTCACAAGACCGATGTCCGTGGTGATGGTGAACACATCCGTGGTGGCGATGTACGCCGTAGCGCCGGACGCAATGACCGGACCAACGACGCCTGCCGACTGCACGGCAGCAGGGGACTCAACGAAGCGGACACCCGCGTACTCGCCGAGTTCTCCGACCATCAGGGGCTTCGACCCGGCATACCGAGCCGCGTCGATCCACCCGCCGACAGCCGTGTCCGACATGAGGTCGAACTTGGCGCCCGGACGAATGATGCCATGGTACGAGCCATCGGCGAAGGTGGGAACTCCACCCTGACCGTTGACGCCATTGCCCTCAGCCAGCTTCGCGACGGCCTGCTTGACAAGCGCGCCGGTAAGCGAGGAGTGGGGGTTGACGGTCGCATTGGAGCTGCCCGATCCGTAGACCGCGTTGGTCCCGGTAACGAGCACTTCTGCAACCCGCTTGTCAGCGGTGGCGATAGCGTTGCGAGCAACGCGGTCGGCCGCCTCTGCCATCAGGTCGAAGGGAGACTCCATCATAGCGAGGTCAGTCAGCTTGATGACTCGGCCCGCCTGCGAGGCAGAGAATTCCTCGTACCCGACGGCAAGGTCTTCGCTCGCGGGAGCGACACCTTCAGTCAGCCACGGGGGAGTGCCCGCAGAGACCGTGCCCGCGACAACGGACATATCGGCGATGTTGATGAACCGCATGGTCGAGTTCGTCCCCTTGACGAACGTGGCCTGACGGAAGTTGTCCGGGAGAAGGTGCGGCAGGGGAGCCCGGAGCAGCTCCTCCAGTCGCTTGTTGACCAGCGTGACGACGGTCTGGTTAAAGTTCGTCGTGGCGGTCGAGATAACGGTGCCCATGGTGGGTGATTGACTTTCTCCGGTCTATGCCGGAACTAAGACCAGTCGGGCTTCCCCATCGCCTTCAGTCGAGCGAGGATGTCCTGCGACGTTTCCTCTTTCGGCTGGCTGGCGGTGGCGTCTCCACTGGCGGCGCGATTACTTGCGTTTGGGTTCTGTGGCGCCGGGGGCTCTGGGTCCTCGGGGACCTCAGCGAACAGGGCCTCGAACTCTGCGAGCCTGACCTCGTCCGTAATTTCGGGGAGGCGGGCTCGGGCGTTCGGGAACTTGACGTCGAGGATTTTCTGGTTTGCAATACTGTCCGCGTCGGCTGCACGCTTCTCAGCGGCCTCCAACTTGGCTTGAAGGGTGGCGATGTCGGCTGCCTTCTGCTGGTCTGCTGTGCGCTCGGCTGACTCGTACTTGGCGAGCTTCGCTTGGGCCTCACTGAGCTGACGAGCGGCTTCCTGACGAGCTGCCTCGGCTCCTGCCTGACGCTTCCGTGCGAGAGCAAGCGGGTCCTGCGCGGTGGTGGGCTTCTGCTCTGGGGACCCTTCGGTGCCCTCCGCTTCAGCCGACTCGACGCCGGTCGTGCTGTCGATTACTTCTGTCATCGGGTGGACTCTACTACCTTTCTGCATCCATTGCAATAGCAAGGGTGCAACTACTGGTTCGGCGATGAGCCGCCGAGGAGGATGGAAGACAGTCTGGCGAGGTCATCCTGAAGGATGGGCGCCAGCCCCGACCCTGAGACAGGGCCGGTGATCTGCGATGGGCCGCTCGGGACAGTAGGCGTGGGCCTAGCGGAGTTCACGATGGATTGTAGGTTGCTAACCGGACCCTGCTCGACGCTCGGCTGCATGGCATTGTTGACGAGCCCAGACCCTTCCCTCACGGCAGCCGCGACCTGCGCCACCCAACGTCTGGGGTCAACCGTTTTCAGTTCGTCAGGAAAGATCAGACCGGGAGTGCCCGCCAGCGAGTCACGCGCGGCAGCCGACAAATGCGCCGCATGGTCACTCCATGGGAGCCCCGGCGTCAGGTAATCCAGTAGGAAGGCGATGGCCGACTTGTGCAGACCATCGCTAAAAGCCTGCATCTCCGGGTCGTACTCACGCTGAATTGCAATGGCCCGCTCGACATCGGCGATGACGTACGTTGCAGCGTACGGGTTCTTGGCAAGGAACTTCATAGTCTCCGGCAGCACCTTGCCCCACATATAGCTGGCCGGATACAACCCGAATACCGGATGGTTGATCGACCGCTCCAGAAACGTCCGCTTCGTCTGCATCTCGGCAAGCCGGAAGATGTCGTCCTGCGCAGTGCCAATCTTGTCCTTCAGGAGCGCGACGCCAAGCGCATGCGTACGGCTGAAGGGGGCAGCCTGAGCGGTCGGGATCGCCTCCACAAGCTGTCGGAGCTGAGACCGGGTGCCCCCTGCCTCGGGGGTCTCTTTGAGAACACCCTGAGTCAGCTTCACGACCTGCTGAATGGCAGCCTCAACGTCACCACTCGGATGCGGCCCGGAGGCCACGCGCGCCTTCAGCATGTCATTAATGCCTGAGTTGAAGAACTCATCAACCGGGTCCTTACCGAGAGCAACCCAACCTGTATCCGTCAGCATTTCAATGTTCTCAGGAGGCGTATGGCGCTTCGTCAGACGGTCGGCTCCGCCCGCACCGTGACGTCCGGCGTCCAACGCCGTCTCGTCAGCCTTAGTGCGGAAGATGCCCTCGGGGTTGACGCCCTTGCCTTGATAGAACGTCGTCGGCGCGCCCGTCGAAACGCCGGTTCGAGCAGGCCAGCCCGAGAGCACGGCCTCCGGGTTCTCGACACGGTAGACATAGCCGGGTTCCGCCTTGAAGGCGGTCGGTAGCGCGGCGACAGGTGGACGAGCTGCCTTGCCGGGGGCCGACTTCGGCACGACGGACCCCCACGCAGCAGGCTTCGACGCAGTAGCCCCATGCCCCCACTCATCGACCAGAACCTTCTGCGCCGACGGGTCTAGATGCGCACGTACGTAGGCGCCCAAGTCAGCGGGGGCAGCGGCTTCGGCCCCCCCGCCCTTCAGGAAGGCTACGAGCTGGCCCATGCTCGTCCCGAGGTCCTTCGGCCCGAGGTTAGCGGCCATCACGCCGGACAGGTACTCCCACGGGTCCATCCCGCGCTCGCGAGCGATCCCGGCGATGAGGGTCTGCGCCTCTTGGGCGTAGTGCGGGCTGATGTCGAGCCCACCCTCATCCACGCCTCGGGCAAGGTGGTTCCAGAAGCCGTCCCACGTGTCACCATGGTAGGCCAACACGCGCTTGGTGACGTCGGGGTGGGCGTGCAGCGTCGTGCGGGTCTGCTCCTCCAGCCAAGCAATGTCGTGCTCACCCTTCACCGGGACGAACTCGCCACCGACCTTCTCCATGTGGCCGGTCACGTCACGCCGGAGCGCGGCGGAGTCAGCGTATCCAAGCTCCTGCGCCAGCCGGTCGGGTTGGAAAGACTCGATAGCGCCGATGTCGTCCGGCTTGAACAACGCACCCTCATGGATCAGGCCGGTGTAGTCCATCGTGCCATCCGCATGATGTTCGATGCGACGCCACGCGCCGAGCTGGTCCTTGATGTATTGCAATCCAACCTCATTGTCATTCAGCACGCGCCCGGCCGCCTCGCTGTAGACTTTTCGCCATTCGCCAAATGACTTCACCAAGTCTTCCCCGGCCGCGAGCATTTCAGCCTGCATCGCCGGGTCAGCCTTCTCGGCGGCCGTGGTCAGGTTGTCGAGCGTGCCCTTGACGATGTCACCCAACCGGGCGTGCAGCATGTTGGTCATGTTGCTGGCGATGAGCGCATCCGGCGCACCGGCAATCTTCCCCACCATCCGGTCCTTTAGGCCCATCTCCTGCATCGAGGACTTGATCCCCTCTGTGAAGTTCGTGACGGTGGCAAACTCAGGCTGGTCCATAGAGAAATAACGCCCAAGGCTCGTCCGCCCGATGTTGTCCGTGATCTTCTGCAACTCGGCGTTCGCGCCCTTCAGCACCCTGCCGACCGGCGCAAAACCGTAGAGGATCGAGTAGTAGAGCGAGTCACCGACTCGCTGTCCAACAAACGTCGGATTGAAGGCGTACCTCAGTTTGTTGTACTGCGTGACGGTGAGCTGGCCAAGCATGTTGTGCGAGTCCGACAACGGACCGACGCCTTGACGGAGGCGGTTCCGCGCCACCTGCGTGAACTTAGACGTGACCCCCATGATCCGCAGATCGCCCTCGGCCGCCTGAAGCAGATGATCCATGACGGTATGGATATTCAGATGGGACCCGTCCTTCAGGACGAGGTCGCGCGGGATGACGTCATGGATCGCCTGCCACACGTTCGTAGGATTGACGCCACGCAGGGTGGTGCGGTCGAGTGCGGCAACGTCCTTCGCCTTGCGCATGATGTCCTTGGAGATAGACTTCGGGACGCCCACGTCAAACGTGGACCGCTCAAACCGACGGTCGATGTTATTGACCAAGCGCTGCCCGGTGATACCGTCGCGCATGGTATTGAGCGCAGCCTCCATGGAGTCAATCGGGCCGTTCAGGTGCTCGGCCTTGCTCTTCCCGACGATCTGCCCGAGGAAGTTACGCGTGGTGTCACTGAACGGCTGACGACCGGGGACGGCATCCACGACATGGCTGATAGTAGGGGCGCCATCCGCCTTGTAGAGTCCCGTGGCGGCGTCACGTTGCAGGCTCCACGCGACCTCCTCGTCCGGGCGGAAGCCCACCTTCCAGAGTGGCTGCGCAGCGGCGGCCTGCTCGGCCGTGAGGGGCATGCTGTGGCTGGCGGTCCCGT